GGGTCCTCTCGGACCCTCGTCTCGGTATCTGTTCCTCTCTAGAACTGTTTTGGCTTGCCAATGCGGAGATAGTTGGAGCACTTATCAGATGAGACCGAGGTCTCCTTCTGGGTAGTACTGTTGTTCTATCCACCGTTGGTCACTGGTGGCAGCTAGCAATCCCGCTAGTGAGAGCACATTACTTACTAGTAAGTAATAAATTGTGACAAACAAACCTAATGAGAACTGAAAGAATAACAAGATTGGCGTTTATAGCTTCTCTTGATCATCTTACTGTCTCAAGTGGTAAGGTTGAATACATTTGGAACAAGTATGAAACGGATATCATGAGGCGCATAAGCGTCCATGGTAAGCGAGACACATTGTTGTTCTACAAAGATATGTATACGTTTCTACGTAACTATCTTCTAGAACTTCCTACTCAAACTATTGCGTTCTGTAAGGTGGACTCGTCAGGATTGCCGAAACCCTTATGGCCGTTACGGCCACTTATAAAAGGAGATAGGCAGTCCAAACGAGTCGCCCTAACTATCGCTCGCTCGTTCGAGCTAATTAAACTTCCAATCGATTACGACGTAACTGATATTATTTCGACACATCCTAACAAGGACGTCCTACTTTTATTAGATACGGAGTTTTCCGATTTTCTGGAGAAATTCACTATGAACAGAGAGTGATACTTAGGTTCCTTACAGACTAATCGCGAGGCGAATAATGCGTTCAGAACGTTATCAAAAGGTCCTAACGGTCCTGCTGTAGCGTATGCACACATTGATGCCAGAGCGGTCACAGACGATAGCATGTTGTATAAATCCATTAGTGATCTAAATCGAATCCTAGGACAAGATTGAATCACAAAATGGTTAGACAACATGGCTGCGACTGTTGACAGCTCGGCTTCTTATCTTACCGGTCGATTGGGCTTTACGGCCGAACCGGGTGGTAAAACAAGGAGATTCGCGATTGCGGATTATTGATCCCAGACTTCATTGAAGGTTATACAGAATTCTCTATATAAGACACTAAAAGGAATAAGTTCTGATACAACAGCCGACCAAAACAAAGGTTTTCAATCTTTGTTAAGGGAGAGTGTTGGATCACCAACTTATTGTTTTGACCTGTCCTCAGCCTCAGACAGGATTCCTGCAATAATGCAGAAACACCGTTTGAGACTGTTGGGAGGAAACGATTTAGCCGAAGCCTGGTATCAGATAATGACGCAGCGGTTCTTTAATATCAAACAAACAGGTGCAGATGTAAAGTGAGCTATAGGACAGCCTTTAGGCTTACTATCCTCATTCCCTTCATTTGCACTCTGACATCATGACATCATACAGTTTTGTGCTAATCGAGAGAATCTTCGAAAGGGCAAGCCCTTGAAGTTCTTCAAGAAGTACAAATTACTGGGTGATGACGTGGTTATATTTGATAAAAGAGTTGCAAGAATCTACCAGTCAGTTCTTACTCATGAAGTTGGAATATCCATCAACATGAATAAGAGCATAACAGGTTCTAAGGAGAAATCCCAGATAGAGTTCACCAAACGGTTTGCTCTAAAAGGAATAGAAATGTCATCAATCAAGAGGAATGTATTGAACAAGACCAATAAACATAGTTTACTTGATCTCTTCAATATATTACTCGAGAGAGATTTCATATCTCCAGATACAGGTCATTACGATTTGTCATCTGCCCTTAAAATCAAAGACAGAGATCTCTTCAGTTACATATTATGAGTTAGATCTGGTTCAACCGCTCCCTGAAAAAGGAGTTGAGATGACTTCCAGATCGACCCTGATACCTTACTCGAAAGAGTGATGGAGAAAAGGGTCTCACATGTGTTAGCTGAAGCAGAGAAGGCGGAATCAACTTATGATAGAAACTCCATTAAGGAGATCTTGATAAAGTTTTACGCCTCCACCTCGGTATCTTGTAATGAGAAGACCCTTGGGTACATCGAAGCTGAACAAATAAACTCAATAACCATTAACAAGGTTAATGAGCCACTTGAACAGCATCCTCTGATCTGAGCTATTAGTCAAACCTTCGCACAGCTTAGGTTTGCCCTACTAGAATTAGACGAGTTCTGAGAACCCGAGTTGTCTCCCGTCGAGTACTTGCCAATTGTATCTCCGAAGAGTTACTTTTACGATCGAAAGACCGCTAATGAAACTTTATCGAAGATATATATTGACAGCTTTAACGAGTTGGAATATGAATTCAAACAAGCCAAACTTGCACAAGACGATGATCCTCATGAAAGAGAGGACCACTAGGGGGATAATACTAGTGGTTGTATTACTACAAAGCTAATAAACACGGACCTGCCCGCGGGGGCTTGGCCCC